TCTAGGTGGGGAGTCCCCTTACCAGTGAAAGAACAAGACCTCTTTGACTATCTCAAGGATACCCGCTTCCCCGACCTTAGAAAATCGGAGAGCACGTATGACTCCTTTGACTGTATCTCAGATGATATGGCAGCCTTCATCGAACTCAAGTGTAGGCATACCCATTACCCAGAACTACTCATCGAGAAGAGCAAGTATGAACGTCTCTTCCTTGAAGCTGGGCATCAAGAACTTGAACCCTGGTATATCAACTCTACACCAGAGGGTAAATGGGCCTTTCATCTCTCGGTTATTCCTGAACCCTTCTGGGAGGAACGCTGGATGCCTACCACGACAGAGTTTGCTAACACCTCCAAGAAACGTAAGGTTGTAGGCTTCCTCCATTTAGATTATGGTTTGACTGTGTGATTTATGAATACAGATGTCCGAACTGCTCGGTGACCCTTTCCACTGATGACTAACCGCAGTGCCTGGGGGCGATGAAATACGGGGTCATTCATCAGCAGGTTCAATTCCTGCCACCGCACAAGTTTGTAAACTTTAAAGGAGAAGTAGTGAATCTTGGAAAATTTGATTGTGCCACTGGACTCATTACTGTTTTGTATAAAAAGGGTGACCTTACAGTGCGCAACGCACGAGAAATTGATATTACTTTTATTGACAAATTACAAAAGGAAAATTCATACGCAGTAGGTTTTATTCAACGGACTGTGTGGGATAAATATGTATTTGGCGGAGAGCGAAATTTTGTTGTATTTATTTGCGAAAAAAATACGGATGCGGTTGGTTATGTCCTAATCACGCCAGGCAAAGGGGCAAATTCTTATGTAAAAATTCAACAAATTGCAGTTCGTGATGATGCGAGGCGTTTGGATTATGGCAGTGCCTTGATTACGGTTGTTCGTGATTTTTGTGAGACTTTTCAACGCAATGGGGCAACCTTGCGATGTCGTATAGACTTGGAATCGAATAAATTTTGGAAAGCTCTTGGCTTTGTCAACTATGGCGTGTGGGAAAAGGGGAAAATCAATCACGTTGGATTTCGTGCATCGGACAACATTAATTTGTGGCGAATTGATTTAAACAGAAATCTTTTGTCGTTATTTGATGTGGAGACAATGAATGAGCTATTCAACGGATAAGGTTTATTCCTTTTCGTAATACTTTCCTCTACTTTCCCACACCACTCCGTTATAAAGTAACCCACAGCCAAGACACTCCATAGCCAAACAGGGGTCATCACATAACTTATTATGGGCCAAGCGGACTTGGTGTTTCCACACTCCAAGATAACCACAAGCAGGACAGTTGTTCTTATTCCAATTTATTTCACTAACATCTATTTCTTTCATAGTTCCCTTTCCACCACAACCTTTGTGGCTTGGGAACTATTTTACTCAGCCGACTTTTTTAGTTTTCAATTTTTGACATACCCTGAACGGCGACACTCCCGAGAATTGGTCTGACTTGACAAAGTAAATCACTACTTTTGGAAATAAGAAAGCCCCGCCGAAGCGGGGCTACTTACGCTGATGCGAAAGGGTAAGGAACTCTCAGCAGTTATAGCGTATCAACAATACCTTCAATAATCCAATCCACTACAGGCACCGCCACCGCATTACCCATTTGTTTATAGCGGTGCGAATCGGCTTGGCCATCTGTCCATCCATCGGGAAACCCTTGCAATCGCTCGCACTCTGTCGGTGTCAATCGGCGCACAAAATTTTTTTCTGCAATCATTGGCATATTGTTTCCGCCTGTTCCCATTCTTGCCTGCAAAGTGTTTATCTTGTCGTCTTGCACTCTGACATCACCTACTCTCTGTCCGTAGAAAATAATTACTGTCGTTCTTGTGTCGCCCATATCAAAACCATTCAAGGTCGGCACTACCCCCCCCCCGCAACCCAAGTTTCGTCATCGTCACTTGTTTGCGCTCGCTTACTCTTGACGAACCACATCAACAATTGCTTTATTGGCTAACAAATCATCAGTAGCAAGTCCTTTGAAATCACGAGATAAAAGCGTTCCTGCTATTGCTCGTTCGCTACTTGATTCAGCGCCTCTTGCAATGGTTGTGGCAGAACCTTTCCTCGGCGCGTTGCTCTTCTCAAGATACCTTGCGCGGCCTTCGGCGATAGCAAGTATTTCTTCAGGTGATCTCCCTGAGTCTCCAAGACATCCGACAATGAAGACTCGACGGCGTCGTTGGGGAACTCCGAAGTATTGAGCATTAAGCACCCGCCACGCGATGCGATACCCGCGCTCGACCAACGCTTCAATGACGACGGCCATATCTCTTCCGTTATTTGAGGAAAGAAGACCAGGCACGTTTTCAAGGATAAAAGTTTGCGTTCGTGTTTCGTCAAGGAGTCGGCAGATTTCCCAGAAAAGTCCACTACGCGATCCTGCCAACCCTGCTCGCTTTCCAGCAACGGAAAGGTCTTGGCAAGGAAATCCGCCTGTAATAATTCCTGAGCTTGGTTCAAATCCTGCGTCAAGTAAATCACTTCCTTTCACTTTGGTTACATCACTAAATATCCTAGACTCAGGGAAGTGGCGAGCGAGTATATTCTGACAGTTCTTATCTATCTCTACGCTTGCCACTACCTTTACATTGTGGTTCTTCATAGCTATCTCAAAGCCACCTACGCCAGCAAAAAGTGATACTCCTGTAATCACTTCTCCTCCTTAGTAGTGTCGGTGGGTAAGAGCAAAGCGATAAGCCTTACAAGGCGTTCCATAACGCTGATTAATGTAACGTAAGCCTCGCAGTATTTGGAGGTCAGGCTCTCGACTTCTCTCTCCAATGAGTTGAGCAATTCCGAAAGCGTTGCTTCCCTCCTGATTACTGGCAAGATGGTCAAACCTGCTCTCACGGGTCCAAAGTTTGTTGAGGCAGGACCACTCTCGTCCTCTCCAACCAAACGCAACCCAGGCGTATTGTTTCGCCAATTTTCTGTTCTCACCCTTCTCCTCCCAGGTTGCGTGCGTGGACACTATCCCTAGGTCTTGTGGGTAGGTTATCTCGCCCGCTGGGTGAGCGAGAACTACCCACAATGCGCTCAGTCCTGCCACTAAGATCAAGCCACGACTTGCCCTCTGCCTCATCACGCGCCCTCTCCTGCTCAAATAGTAGGGCGTAGTCATCAGGATACATCTTGCGTAACCTTGCTAACGCCCGATCTCTTACTCTGCGGTAGTTGCGCTGCCGAACTGCGCCCCTGCTGGCGGTCTCTACTCTTCTATCAAGGTCGTTCATTGAGCTTATCTTCCCACACTATCAGTAAGTAGGCAAGGATAGTCATAAGGATTACGCCTAAGAATATCATCGCAAGAGCCTCAATTTTCTAAACTTGTCGGTCTTAGGGTTAAACGGCTCACAGGCTAGGGTTGCCATAATGAGTTGAGTTACCTCTATTGGGTTATCCACGAGGTGGAAATCCTCCTCGCTCTGGGTATTCCATACCGATACCTGAACCTTAGCGTTGGGTGTCCTACGGAACCACTCCACCGCCTCGTTCGCGTTCTCTCCTCCCCATATAATATCGGAGTCGCTATCCATTACCTCATAGAACTTCGTCAGTTTCACTTGCCCTCTCCTCCTTTATTTTTAAGTGTTCCAATTCATTTAAGGCATTAACCATACGAATTAAGTTAGCCCCTGCCTCCTTAGCGTTGCCCTCCACCATTTGCTTGATAGCTAGGTCACGACAGAGATCAGCTTTGGCTTGTAGGTTTTTTTTATTCACTTACTTTCCTCCTCCATTTTGATTAAATCGTCTATCTCAGGCAGGTATTTACCTGCCTTCTCGCTCTCCTCCCCACAGGGAGTTTCAGCGTGTTTCGTCATAGCCCACCCATTGAAACTCCAACCGCAGATTTTACACTTAGACATTTACTTCCTCCCTCTTGTTATCTATCTCGTCTTCAATGGCGAGGTGAGAATTATCAAGGCAAGGAATTATGGAATCAAACTCTTCAGCAACTTGCGCAAAGATTTTTTCCGAGATTTCAAAGTGTTCTGCTAAGTAATACTGATAGATAACTGGGGCACCTAAATCCTCTCCCCTCAAGCGTTCTATCAACTCTCCTATTGTTGTGTAGTTAGACATCTACTTACCCTCTCTCTCGTTCTCTTTCAGAGTAGAGGACCCTCCCCTACTCTTGGTATTTATTTTACTCATCACCCACAGAATTATCAACAACACGGCAGCGTAGGTTATGACTTGCCCAAGCCCGTTAATCCAACTCGTAGATACCTCGAACATTACGCGC